GTGGATCTCTACCCATGATCATCCTGGGTGACTTTCCTTCCTCAAAATAACGCTCGTTTTTGACAAAGGCGGTAATTTTTGAAATTTTATCAATACTTCTTGTGCTGTTAAGCATCTTTGCATAAGCAGCCAAGAATCTGCGCCTGGATCCACCAGGTTTAGATTTGACATATTGATTAAAATTAAATTCTGGCTGATAGAGCTTCGCAATTCTCTTACCGTAAGATTGCAAAATGCGCCAGAGGAGGTGGAAGTTGATTTTGTCCGCCTCCACTTTAGGAGTCTGTTTTAGGTATCTCATAGCCATGGACTCCAACTGGTTGTGAATACAGTTTGACATGACTATGGTTGGCTGTGGTTCTAGCAGCGGTACACGAAGGACAGAACTCGAGCAGTCTGGATCACCAGAACATCGCTCAAGCACTGCCTTTGAGTGTAGCACTCCCAGCCCTCCACAAATCCTACTGATTGGGCCAGATTTGGCACCAGGAGTATGACCTGCGATTCGACGCAGACCCGCTCCCGATGTGCCAAAGCTGACTCCTTCAGGTTGGTTGATGTTTCCCAGAACTGGTAGTATATTCTGGACAGAACCTGCTCCAAGGGTATAGATCTGGAGTATAGGATCGCGGAGTTCACAAGCCAACTTCCCGCTTCGCTCAAGTACGTGACTATTGCTGACACTGACTCGAGCATTCTTCCAAAGAGGTGCATCTCCTCGGAATCGTAACTCCCCGGTACCGTTCCATGTGCAGACGCGCCCAAGAACAGTCCCATTGATGGTATAGGAATTACGTAACATAGCACGGCCAACACAACCATGCATAAAAGAAACTGCTTCAGCGCAGAACCCGGTAACCAGGCCAAACCAAAATTCTGTGCTGGGTTTCTGTAACCGTAAAGAACGGTTCGCATCGCATTATCACATGCTCTCTGGATGGTGAAGAGAACACAGGTGTTGTAATGGATGTCCTGTTGTGCCAGCGTTTCTTTCTTCTCCTGGATTAACCAGCGCTGGGCGAGACGCTGTGAATGCGCGAGTCGTAAAGCACGATTCTCACAGCCATTCACCTCGTACGATGTCTGCATATTCAGCCGAATATAGCAGAACATCGCCGGAATGATGAGATCATCGCTAACATGATGATTCGACATTCCTGCAAGTTGTTCGTCCCTCAAACTGTGTGTGTCAAGGGCAGGCCATTTAAACCCGCGCTTCAACACCTGCATTGGTCGAAACCGCCAATTGTGGAGACGCTGATTGTCTGGAACGATAATCTGTTCCTCAATCGCAACTTCTTCCTCAACTGGCTGTGCCTTGATTACGCAAGGACACAGAGTGAAATCCACATGTCCGCACTTGCAAGCGAACATTGAGGCCGGGTCAATCTTATCAACGTTAGATGTGACCCATGCGTTGAACCGCGCCAACGCACCAGCATCAGGATACTCGAGGGCTCGCCCCCTCTCGTAGGTTGAAGTAGCCTGATATACGGCGAGTGCTTGTTTGATCTTAGCACCCTCAAAATTCTTCCCCTTCTGATGTTTTTGGGGTTTTGCGGATGCACCAGATGAACAAGGCACACGGGCAAAGCTAGAACACGAACCACTGCTTTCGCTGGAAGCAGCCGTACTAAGAGATTTCGTGTGTTGTTTCTGCTTTCTAGCAGGGGCAGTACCTGGATTCTTTAACGACATTTCGGCGATATGAAGTAAAGTAAGATATCAGCATGCGCTTGACTAATACACCGTTATTCTATGAC